CGAGACAGCCCAGAAGGCGCTTGAGGGAAAGCTTCGCCGGAATGGTCTCTTGTATGACCATGTGGAACCACCTTTCGAGGTGGACAAGACCAACGAGAAGTCCATTCGCGCGGCTCTGACTCACGTGTATGGCGATGCTGTTGCCTGGATTGATTTCGATCGTCTGATTGAGGAGATCTGGGATCCAGCTACGGATCCCCAGGACAGTGACCGCTTCTACTTCAACATGATCACGCATGCGACCGATAGTTGGATATCCCAGCCGGAGTGGCTGGGATGCCAGGATCACACGAAGGACATCGAGCCTGGTGACGTCATTACCTTGGGCTTTGACGGTTCTCGTAAGCGCATGCGCAATGTCACTGACGCGACTGCCCTTATCGGCTGTCGCGTGAGCGATGGTCACATATTTCAGATCGCAGTGTGGGAACAGCCTGAAGGCCCGGAGGGCGAGAACTGGGAAGTCCCGATCATTGAAGTTCTTGCGGCGGTGGATGAGGCTTTCGAACGCTTCTCTGTGGTCGGCTTCTATGCCGACCCTGCCAAGTGGGAAGGCCACATCTCGACCTGGGAAGCGAAGTACAGCAAGCGCCTACAGGTGAAGGCCAGCGCCAATCATCCGATCGAATGGTGGATGACCGGTGGCCGGCTCACTCTGACTGTCCGTGCTTTGCAGATCCTGCATAACGCGATCATCGATCACGAGATGACCCATGACGGATCCTATGCGCTTACGCGTCACATGCTCAATGCCCGACGTCGCGTCGGTCGTACTGGCGTGACGATCGCCAAAGAGCATCCGTCATCGCCACGGAAAATTGATGCCGCTATTGCAGCCACTTTGGCATTCAAGGCTCGCCAGGATGCTCTAGCCGCCGGCGCTACGGCGCCCGTAAAGCGCTCTAAGCGCCTCTACCGATTCTAAGGGGGTTATGCGTGCTCGATGATACCGATGTCTCGAATGCCCCCGGTTGGTGGCTGATGCGCCTAGGAAAGGCGCTGAGCGGCGATGTGCCGCGTATGGCGGATCTGATGCGGTATGACTCCGGGGATCATCCGTTGCCCGTCGGCAACAGGAAGATGCGGGATACCTACCACCGCCTTCAGAAGATGGGCCGGAGCAATTACACGGGTCTGGTCGCTGAGGCTGTTGAAGAGCGCCTGGTAGTTACTGGATTCCGTACCGGATCCAAGGGAACTCCCGCTACCGATGATGAGGCATGGGGCATTTGGCAGGCGAATTCACTCGACGCCGACTGCAACATTGTCCATCATCAGGCGCTGGTCACTGGTCGATCCTATGTGATCGTGGGCCAGGACCCTGACGACAGTACGGCCGTCCTGATCACTCCAGAGTCTCCCCTTCAGGTGATCCACGAATCCGATCCGTGCCGGCCGCGAAAGCTGCTGGCCGCGATGAAGACATGGATCGACTCGATTGAGGGTCGTCAACTGGCGATCGTCTACATGCCAGATCAGATCTTCTACTTTCAGGCCGTACAGCCGGGCATGGATCCTGCGGAGTGGGATCCGAGATCCTGGGAAGTTAAGCAGGAACCGGCTTCGAATCCTCTCGGCGAAGTCCCCGTGGTCCCTTTCATCAACCGGCGCCCCCGGGCGCCTATGGGCATGGGTGAGTTCGAGGACGTCACTGACATCCAGGACCGCATCAACGTCACGATCCTTGATCGTCTCGTCACTCAGGCCATGCAGGCATATCGCCAGCGCTGGGCCAAGGGCATCAACGTTGAAGACGAGAACGGGAATCCTCAGCGACCCTTCGATCCCGGCGCGGATCTTCTGTGGATCGTTGAAGACGAGGATGCCCAATTCGGCGACTTTCAACAGACCGACCTGAAGCCGATCCTAGACGCATGCTCATCTGACATTCGCGACTTGGCGGCTATCAGCCGCACTCCTCCGCACTACCTGCTGGCAGACATGGTCAACGTGTCTGGTGACGCCCTGACGGCCGCAGAGAGCGGCCTTACCAGCAAGGTCACCAATAGATCGGTGGAGTTCGGTGAGGCATGGGAGAAGGTCCTCAGACTCGCTGCCATGTACGGGGATGGTGAGGTCGGCGACGACAGTGTCATCGTCTGGGCCGATCCCGAGAGGCACAGTCTCTCCGAACTTGCCGATGCCGCAGTGAAGTACGAGAGCGCCGGTGTTCCCTTCAGGGAGCGCATGGCCCTGTTGGGTTTCACTCCTGCCGAGGTTGACCGGATGGAAGCAGAGCGCATGAAAGATGCTCTGGTCGCGAGCCTCAACTCTCCGCTCTCTGTCGATCCTGGTGCGGCGCCAGGTGCGAGCACGATGGCTCTCACACAACCGGGACAGCTGGATGCTGCATCACCTCCTGGTCTTCCGTCACCTCAGCCGGCTCCGCAGCCGGCCACTAGGTGAGCACGTCTGTACTGGCTCAACGGGCTGATGCCGCTGTGGCGGCTGTCAGACACAGGACGATCATCCAGGCTCAGCGCGCCTGGTCGGCATCGCCGGACTACTCGGATGCTGGTCTGGCCGTATGGCTCTCTCAGATCGTCCCTCTGATGTCTGCGAGCCAGCAGACGATCTCCACTCTCACTGACATCTACATCGCTGCGGTCCTGTCGGACATGAGCGGACACACAGTCAACCCGGTTGGTATCCCTGCCGAAATGGCGTCGGGTGCTGCACTCCGAAACGGAGTGACGCCGGAGATTGAGTATGAGCGTCCCTTCAAGGAGATCTGGTATCAGCTCTCGCAGGACAAGGATTTTGCCGAGGCTGTAGGCATCGGCGAGCAACGCGCGATGACGATGATCTCTACCGATCTTCAGTTGGCCAGGACTCATTCAGCGCGGTACGCGCTTGAGCAGTCTGGTCCTGGGGTTGGTGTGGTCGGCTACCGCCGTGTCCTGACTTCAGGCAGCGCTTGCGCCCTGTGTCAGATCGCTGCGACGCAGCGCTATCACATCACCGACTTGATGCCGATTCATCCGAACTGCACATGCGGCGTAACGCCGATCGAAGGCACGAAGAAGATCGGTCAGAAGATTGATGCCATGTACGTGAGTCCGGACGCTGAAGCGTCGGATACGTCTGGCAGCTTCTCGCCATTCTATGGCGATCATCCTGGGCTATCCGTTCACCACAATGGCGAGATTGGCCCAGTGCTTACCGTCAAGGGACAGGCTTTCCGTGGTCCTTCTGACATTCCTCCGGCGGCCGAAACGGCAGCCTAGACCCGAAACGGGAGACACAAATATGGCTGACGACCCAACCACTCCGCCCGCTGGCGCCGATCCGAATACGCCGCCTGCCGGTGTGACTGATCCGGCGACTCCGCCGGCACCTCCTGCTGATCTGGATTCGGCGCTCAAGGAACTTGCCAAGTGGCAGGCAATGAGTCGCAAGAACGAAGAGCGAGCCAAGTCCAACGCCGCTGCGGCTACTGAGCTTCAGCAGATCAAGGATGCTCAGCTTTCCGCCGAACAGAAGGCACAGAAGATCGCAGATAAAGCCACTGCCGATGCGGCAGAGGCTAAGGCGGCTCTCGCTCGGTATCAGGTGGCTGCGGCCAAGGGTGTTCCGGTGGAGCTTTTGACTGGAGCTGATGAGGCAACTCTTCTCGCTCAGGCAGATGCACTCCTGCAATTTGCTGGCCGTCAGCCAGCTGCCCCTAGCGCTCCCAATCTGGGCCAGGGGAATCGTGGCACCACTTCGGCGCCACAGGATCCGAATGCTTGGCTCCGGCGAATGGCCGGAGGTCAGTAACCCAGCTCAGCCCGACTCCAGTGAACGCCCGGAGGTCGGGCGTTTTGCATTGGAGGACTGTTGACTACTAACCCCTTCTCGGGTGGCCAGTATGGTTCTGGCCTTTATCGTAATGCCGGGTCGCCGGCCGGGGGCGAGCCCCTGGTCCCGACTCCGGTATCCGCCCAGATCATTCAGGAACTGCCTACCGCATCGGTTGCCCTTGCACGTGCACGCAAGGTGACTATGTCGGCGCTGACTCAGCGCCAGCCGGTCCTTTCCGTGCTGCCGCAGGCATACTTTCTGAATGCTTCTAGCACTCCTGGTGCTGGTGACTACAACCTCAAGAGCACGACTCAGCAGCAGTGGAAGAATGTTTCGCTGATTGCCGAAGAGCTTGCTGTGATCGTGCCGATTCCGCAGGCATACCTTGATGACGCTCAGGTCGATATCTGGGCCGAGGTGCGGCCTAGGATTGTTGAGGCTCTGGGTATCGCTATCGATGGGGCATGCCTTTTCGGCGTGAATCGTCCGGCCACTTGGTCTACCGATATCTACACTGCCGCCATTGCGGCCGGCAACACGATCACTCCCGCTACTGCGTCTGGTGCTAATGGGCCGGATCTCGGTGTGGCCATTACTCAGATGGGCGCCCAGCTGGTTAAGCAGGGCTACAGCATCGATGGGTTTGCGACTGCGCCTGGCTTTGGCTGGACTCTCGCGGGGTACCGTTCTCCGCAGGGTCTGCCGATTTATCAGCCTAATACTGATGGCACTCCCGGCGGGAATCTCTATGGGTTCTCTACCAGTGAGGCTAAGAACGGCGCCTTCAATCCGCAGACTGCCAGCCTGATTGCTGGCCAGTGGGACAACGCAATCATCGGTATGCGGCAGGACATCACTTTCACGATGCACACCGATGGTGTGATTCAGGATGGCTCCGGCAATATTGTCCTGAACCTGATGCAGCAGGACTCCGTTGCTCTTCGGTGCGTTATGCGCCTGGGTTTTGCGACGGCCAACCCTGTTACTGCCCTGGGTCAGAAGCGCGGGACTTACTTCCCGTTCTCGGTGATGGCCCCGGTTGCTGAGCTGACCTGATAGGAGGTATCCAGTGCGCGTTCTCGCGATGGTCCATTGGTATGTCCCGCACCACAATGGTGGTGCGGAGGTAATGCTTCACACGATGCTCCGCGCACTGGTCGAGCGCGGGCACGAGGTTGACGTTCTGGAATCTCGCGCCCCGCTCAACGCCTCTTACCGGCATGACGGCTACACGATCGACGGTATCCGAGTCCATCCCTTCCGGGATAAGGAGGATCCGATTGATCTGATGCCTAAGTGCGATGTTGTCGTAACGCATCTGGAGAATACTGCGCGAGCCGTTGTGCTCGCGCGATGGATGCACAAGCCGGTTTTTGTTGTGAATCACAACGATTTCGACAACACGCGCGCCTGGTCCGGCGCATCAGATGTCTATCAGGTCTATAACTCTGAATGGCTCAGGGATGAGCTTCAGGAGTATCAGCCCGTCCCTGACTGGCTGGTGGTGCGTCCGCCGATCAATGCGGACGAGTACCGGACGAAGCCGGGTACTAAGGTCACGCTGATCAATCTGAATGCGGACAAGGGTGCTCACGTTTTCTATGAGCTGGCTCGACGCATGTCTGAGACACAGTTTCTCGGCGTGGTCGGCGCTCATGGCGACCAGATCATTGAGTATCTTCCGAACGTGACGATTGTGAATCATGTCGATCCGCATGGCATGAGCCGTGTCTATCGCCAGACTCGGATCCTGCTGATGCCGAGCGTCTATGAGTCCTGGGGACGTGTCGGGGTGGAAGCTATGGCCTCCGGCATCCCGGTGATTGCGAATCCCACAAACGGCCTCACAGAGGCTCTGGGCGACGCTGGCACGTATGTATCCAGGGATGATCTGGACGGCTGGCAGACGGCCATTGAGAGGCTGTCTGATGGGCGCGTGTGGAATGGCGCGTCGCGCCGCGCACTGAAGCGATCCAAAGAACTTGATCTGGTCCGCGATGCGGACCTGAATCACTGGTGCTTCATGGTGGAGACAGCGTGACGATTCCGACTCCTCCATCTCTGCCCGCACTGGCCACTGTTACCGATGTGGCCAACCGAATGCCTCGACCGTTGACGTCCGCAGAGCAGACGCGGTCAGCGTTTCTTCTGACAGACGCCTCTGAACGGATCCGGTCCTTCACCAAACAGACCTTCAACTTGATCCAGACTGCCGAGGTCATTGCCCCGGTGGACAACCAGATCATTTTGCCGCAGCGGCCCGCCATTAGCGTTGATGCTCTTGCGCGAGTAGATCCTAGCGGCAATAGCTACATGCCCTACTCGATCTTCACTTGGGATGGCGCTCAGACCATCATGCTTGGTCCGCCATCGGCGGTAATCAATGCTCCCGAGTTTTGGGTAGACAACGACTGGTTTTGGCGGAACGTCACCTATCTAGTGACGTACACCCATGGCTATTCGGTCATTCCAGACAAGGTGGTTGGCGTCTGCGCGACGATGGTGATGCGCGTTCTTTTGGCGCCTGGTTCTCCTGGCGTTGTGGGAGAGACGATCGGCGGCTACTCGTATCGCATGGCCGATGGCGTGCCACTGGCAGCCATCTCTATGACTTCCGATGATGAAGAAGTCCTGAAGCCTTTCTGCGCTCGCAAGAACCGCACGATTGAATTCCGCTGATGCTAGAGAACATCTTTACGGTGCCCATCATCATTCAGCGCGCCGGCTTCACCGTGGACAAGTACAACAATCCTGGCATCGACTGGTCCAACACCACGGAGACAACTGTCTCCGGATGGCTGGACACCAATCAGAGACGGATGGGTGAGCAAGAGACCAACCGGGACGCTCTCGAATCCGACGGCAATGCTTTCCTGCCGGCTGGCACCGATGTCCTTGGTACGGATCGGCTCATCATCAATGGCGTGACCTATCAGGTTTACGGCATTCCGGCTCCGGTCCCCCGACCGGGATTCGGTATCCATCACATCGAGTGTCGGATTAAGAGGTTCAGTGGCTAGCTTCTCGTTCGATCCGGACTGGATCAAAGAAGAGCTGTTCGAGTCGCCTGAGCTGATCGACATGTTCGATGAGATGGGGGAATCGGTCCTCACGTCTGCCCGCGAAATCGCGGGGCAGTACAACAGGACAGGGCAATTTCAGGCCTCCCTTCGGGGCGCCGTATTTAGGGCATCCAACGGACGGCCCTACTACCGCGTGTGGTCTGACGATCCTGCTGCCTACTCAATTGAGTTCGGCACAGCGAAGGACGCTCCGCACCGTGTACTCGGTCGAGCTATTGGCAAGTGGCAGACAGCCGCTGTCCATAACGGCGAAGTCGCCGAGAAGCGACGCAACAAGCGTGCCGTCGAGAAGAACATCCGGGAATGGGCTGACCGTGTCAGGAGGTGATCGGCCTGATTGAACCTGCCGATCTGCCAGACATCGAAGAAGTCATCGTTCAGTGGCTGTTGACGCTGCCGGCTCTGGCCGGCGTCCAGATCGGGACGAGAGTCCCGACTGATTACAACGGTTCTCAATCCGTGGTCCGTGTGGTTCGTCTTGGCGGATCCACCGATTTTCTCATGTGGTCTGACAACCCCCGACTAGACATCGACTGCTTCGGCCCAGATAAGGCCACGGCATTCAATCTCACGCGGATCGTACGTCGTGCACTGGCGTTCGATATCCGCTTTGCCGATCTCTCGTCCTTCGGTGCGTGTGTCACATCGGTCAATGAAGACGTTGGCCCGCAGTGGTTTGACGAAGAAGATTACCCAAATGCCGGCCGTTATCTGACTCAGATATCGGTCATGGTGCACGCCTAAAGGAGGCAACATGGCCGCTACTGGCCAGCAGACTTCACAGATTCGAGTGGCCGGACAGGGCCACCTCTATATTGCTCCCGTGGGCACTCCGGCCCCCACTGACGTTGTGGCTTCCTGGGCCAGTGTTTCTGCCCTGTGGCAGGATCTCGGCTTCACCGATGACACTGGCGTGGTCCTTGGCAAGAAGGACAGCTGGGATGAGATCGATCTCTGGCAGACGACCGTTCCCGGTCGCTACGTGCCGAAGAGTCGGGCAATGACCGCGAAGTTCAGCCTCGTGCAGATGAATGCCATCACGCTGCCCCTGTGGGCCGGTGGTGGCGCTGTCGCCACCAATGGCGCCAGCGGATACCTGTACACCATCTCCGAGACGCTTGTCTCTTTCGAGCGGACACTTGGGATTGAGTGGACCGACAACAACGGCGCTATCACTACCCGAATCATCATTCCGCGTGGTCAGGTGACCGACACCACCGATATCAACCTGACTCGCGACAAGAGTGCGGCTCTTGGCATCACGTACAACGCGATGGGACTCGACGGCGTGACGCCTCTCGTTTACTGGTACACCAACGACCCGAACATGACTCCCTGATCGCCGCCTTATTTCTTGACGCTTGACACCCATATTCGGCCTGTCCCCGCTTAGAGGGGCGGGGACAGGCATCCTCTCGAAGGGATTTACACACCATGGCTTTTGACGTTAATGCCGCCCGTGCTCAGCGCCTTGAGGCGAACGGCGAGAAGTTCGAGTTTGTGATTGATGGCGAGACCTTCAACTTTCCGACGGAACTGCCCGTTGATGTGCTGGAGACGATGGCGAATGCCGGCAATGATCTGAAGCAGATTGTTAGCGCGGTGATGAACGACGTTGATGCATCGACCCGGTTTTTCGCCCACAAGGTTTCCGTCCAGGATGTCCGGGCGATTCTGGATGCGTGGCGCTCTGAGACTGGTGCGAGCGTGGGGGAAGACTCGCCCTCTGTGAGCTGATCAACGAGCACGCAGAGGCTATTGAAGCTGATCTCCTCCACTACTACCGCGTCGATATCTACGACTGGTACAGGGGCACACTGTCCAGCCGACGGCTTCTGAATTTGATCCGTCGGCTTCCACAGGATTCTCAGCTCTCGCACGATACGAATGGCGAGATGGCTGACTGGTCGCGGAGCGACCACCTGCTAGCAATCACTGTCGATCTCCTTGGAGAGATCCAGTGGGCCTACTCCTCTGTCCATGGCGAGGAGAAGCCGACGCGTCCGACGCGTATCCCGCGTCCAGGTATTTCCGATTCCGAAGTTCTTGTTCCCGCAGCATCTAACGCCGATATCGCGGGATTCCTCATGTCCTAGGGAGGCTACATGGCTGGCTCCGCGCGCTCCGCCGGCGTCGCCTATATTGACCTGGCCCTAGGCGATACGGCAGCACTCGTCTCGGATATCGAGAAGTATGTCAGGGCTGCCGCTGAGGCAGCACAGAGCGAGCTGTCCAAGGCATTCACGGTCAATGGCTCTGAGGCGCTGGCGCCCATTGTAGAGGCCGCAACTGAAGCAGCCGGGGAAATGAGCACATCCATCTCGCGGAGCCTCACAGAGGCTCTTGGGGATGCTGCTACTAACATCTCTGAGAACATCACCAACTCTGTTGGTAGTGCTGCGACCGATGCGGCAGCCTCACTCGTATCGACCCTTTCCGAGGCTGGCGCCGAAGCCGGCGAGCAGCTGTCTCTGAATTTTACTGAGGCTGCGGCCGAGAATTTTCAGCTGTCTTTCTTCGATGCTGACGATCTGACATATCAGGCGTCGCTGGCCGGCCGTGAGGCCGGAGAGGCGCTGACTGAGAGTCTGAGCGAGACCGTCAACGACTCGACTGCATCCCTTGGATCCGTTTTTGGATCTATCGGCGTGCAGGGAATGCTTGCCAATGTCCAGTCGTTTGGCGGACAGGCCAGGGGCCTTATTTCTTCTGCTCTCTCTGCTGGTGGCTATGATGGCGGAGAAGCGATTTCCGAGTCGTTCAAAGAACTCGGTACTGGTCTCAAGTACACGATCGGCTCATGGGGTCTCGGCTATGTTGCCGGCTCGATGATCTCGCGCGGCATCTCCAGCGCATTCGACGCGATCAAGTCGAGCGTCATCGACTTCAACTCAGAGATGCAGACCGCGCAGATCTCGTTTACGACGCTGCTTGGTTCAGCGTCGAAGGCTACGGCCATGATCGCTCAGATCAAGTCCTTCAGCCTGGGCACGCCGTTCCAGTTCGAAGACCTCACCCAGGATGCTCAAGAGCTTCTTGCTTTGGGCGTCAACGCCCAAAGCATCATCCCGGACCTCACTGGTCTTGGAGATGCCGTATCCGCCATCGGCGGCAACAGCTCGACCCTGGATTCCGTCGTACAAGTTTTCGGCGAGATGCAGTCCAAGGGCCAGATCATGGAAACCCAGCTCAGGGAGCTGGAGATCCGGGGAATCCCCGCGCTCCAGATTCTTGCTGCCGGCTATGGCGAGACTACGACTCAGATGTCGAAGAACATCACTGCCGGCAAGATCATGGCGACGCAGGCTCTGCCGATCCTGATCAAGGGTATCGAGAACGGCACTTCCGCCACCCGCGCAATGGGTGGCGAGATGGCTGCCCAGTCTAAGACTTTCGCAGGATCCCTGTCGAACATCAAGGACGGCTTGACGCAGTTCGCTGCTGGCGCCTTTAGGCCCGTGTTCAATGAGCTGAACTCGCTGTCATCCCGCTTCGCTGGATTCTCTTCATCGACTGGCCTTCAGAATATGGTCGCGCCGATCGCGGCCGATGTCAGCAAGGGCATTGGGGATGTTCGCAAGTTCATCTCTGAACTGGTCACGGATCTCCGTCCAGCGGCTCCGCTGGTTAAGGACATTGTAGGGAACTTCGGAAAGTTCAGTGCGACCAAGGGGATTCTCTCTCTGGTCGCGCCGTTGGTCCTGGATATTGCTCAGGCGATTGGCGCCATTGGCCACAACGCTATCGCGGCTAAGATCATCTCGGATATCGCCGAAGCGTTCCTGATCTGGCGAAGCTCAGTGATGCTGCTGAACATCCAGATGGCGATTTTCGATGCGCTGTCCGACGCCAACGTATTCACCCTCATCGTGATGGGTGTAGCTGCCGCTGTTATCGGCGTTGTTGCGCTGTACCAGCACAGTAAGACTTTCCGCGACATCCTTGGCGACATTGGCCATGTGGCCTCCTTGGTGTGGTCCGGGATCGTGACCGGATTTGACTGGGTCAAGTCGGCCCTAGGTGCCGGCTTCGATTTCATCAAAGACCATCTGTACGTGCTTTTTGCCGCCGGACCCATTGGGGTCTTGGCGCTCTTTGTCATCGAGGTCATCAAATACTTCGGCGACTTGGAGCACGGGGTCATGGACGCTGTCCATGCCGTCGGTGATGTAATGGGCTGGCTCTGGCACAACGTACTTGCCCCGGTTTTCGATGCCATCTCTTTTGGCGTGCGCCTCCTGGTCGTTATTGTTGGAACCCTGCTGGCGACACCTTTCGTAATCGCCTATCACATCCTGTCTCCGCTGATCACTGCACTTTGGCAGGACGTCTTTGATCCTGCTTTCAAGGGGATCGGGTGGCTTGCTAGCTGGCTTTGGTCGAACGCTCTCGGCCCAACCTTCCGATTCATTGGTGGCCTGTTTACCAATTTTGGCGGAAGCGTGGTCATGCCGCTGTGGCATGACGTTTTCGAGCCTGCTTTCCACGGCATTGGTGCCGTGGCGATGTGGCTATACAACAATGCCATCGGCCCGGCGATAAGCTGGATCGGTTCAGCCTTTTCTTGGCTGGAGTCGAATGTCATCAGCCCCGTTGCGTCCGCTGTTGAGATCGCCATTGGCGCGGTTGGTGCTGCTGGCATGTGGCTCTGGAATAACGCTCTCGGCCCAGCTTTCTCCGGAATCGGAGATGCTGCTGAGTGGCTGTATAGCAGGACTCTCGGACCCGTCTTCTCTCTTATCGGAGCCGTCTTCACCTGGCTCTGGAAGGAAGCGGTACAGCCAACCTTCGCGAAGGTTGGTCAAGGATTCGACTCCTTCGGATCTTGGGTAGCGGGACTTTACAACAACGACGTCAAGCCGATTTTCCGAGACATCGGTTCCGTGATCTCGGACACCATGCACGATGTGGAGTCCGCTTTCAAGTCGGCCGTTTCCGGAATCTCTTCACTCTGGGGTGGACTGGTCAAGATCCTTGACGGGCCCCTGAACTTCATTGTGAATACCGTTTACACCAACGGCATCCGTGAGGTCTGGGATTTCATCGCCAACGCAGTTGGCATCAAGGATCTGCCTCCGGCTCCGCACTTCGCTACTGGTGGTGTGGTTCCCGGAGACAGGTCTCAAGGGGACTGGGTGCCGCTGTACGGCACTGCTGGCGAAGGCATCCTGTCTATCCCCGAGATGAATGCGCTAGGTGGCGAGAAGGGCTTCAATGCCCTCCGTAGTGTGCTCGGTGGCGGATCCCGAAAGGGATCGCCGGATGGGCACTACAGTCTCGGCGGAATCCTTGACGGCATCGGAGGACTAGTTTCCTCCGGCGCTCACATGGTCACTTCCGGTGTTGGTGATCTGACTCACTATGCCGGAAGCATTGTAGCTGGCGGTCTGAAGGATGCGGCATCTTCGATGCTCGCTCCGCTCAAGGCCGGGATCAGCTCGATGATTCCCGGGAATTCGCCCGTCAAGCAGCTTCTGACCGGGATCCCCACTGGGATGATCAATGATGTCCTGAGCTTCTTCGGAGGCAAGGACCAGAAGGCGCAAGAGCAGTTCACTGCGAATGCCGGCGCTTCTCTGAGTGCTCAGGTCATGAGCTGGATTCAACAAGCAGAGCAGATTACGGGCGTTGGTTCTAGCTGGTCTAGTGGACTTGCTGCCATCATCGCTCACGAGTCTGGCGGGAATCCCAATGCCGAGAATCTAAGCGACTCCAATGCGGCTGCCGGCGACCCGTCGCGCGGCCTGATGCAAACCATCATGGCGACATTCCAGCAGTACCGCGACCAGTCCTTGCCCGACAATATCTTTGACGGGCTTGCAAACATCGTGGCTGGGATTCGCTACATCCAAGCCAGGTATCACAGCATCGCTAATGTGCCTGGTCTGGTGAGCCTTGCTGCCGGTGGCCCGTATGAAGGCTATGCCAGCGGTACTGATGGTGCCGTGGCGGGATGGCACTGGGTTGGTGAAGCCGGCCCAGAGCTGGTGAACTTCGCCGGCGGGGAGACAGTCCTTGACCATGAAGACAGTCTCTCGATGCATGCCCAGGTTCTGGGCTATGCCACAGGGACGAAGAAGAAGGCCAAGAAGACTGTTGCTCCGAAGACCCTGACGGCCGATCAGATCTACACAGCTGATACGGACTTTGGCGATCTGACATCGAGCGACTTCACCGCTACCAGCGTGAAGACACTGGTAGATGCCCTGAACAAGTTGATCCTTGGCATCACCAGTAACACGCATGCTCAGCAGGTTGTGCATGCGGACAGCGTTGCTGCCGCAAAGCTGGCCACACTGAGCACCGATAAGACTGCTATCGCAGCCACTATGAAGACAGCCACCACATATGCGGCATCTCTGACGTCTGCGGCAAGCTCTTTCGGTGACCTGTCTGGGCTCAACCTCTCCGGGGTCTCCGGAGTGGGAGACATCATCTCTGGTCTCCAAGGCAACGACTCTCAGCTGAAGACTTTCATCGCCGACATGTCAAAGCTCAAGAAGCTTGGCTACTCGACCTCGGTGATTCAGCAGGTTGCGGCCATGGGTCCATCATCTGGTGCCGTGTATGCGGAGGCTCTGGCGTCTGCCAGTTCGTCTCAGGCATCTCAGGTCAACAGCCTTCTGTCTCAGGTCTCTGCGGAGACGACTACCTACGGGCAGTCCGTTGCGGATGAGCTGTACGACACAGGGGCGAATGCCGGCAAGGGATTCCTGTCCGGGCTGAAAAGCCAGGAGTCCGCGATTGCGGCCGAGATGAAGACCATCGCAGACACGGTGGTCGGGACAGTCAAGAAGGAACTGGACATCCACTCTCCGTCTCAACGGCTGCGCAATGAGGTCGGCCTGATGACTGGTCAGGGAATCGTGGACGGCATGGATGCCTCGGTGCCGGCCATCGAGTCCGCTGCAAAGCGGCTCGGTGTGGCTGCCGCTTCTGTTCCCGTGTCTCGTCCGTCGTCTTCTCTGGGCGCCTATCAGACGGCCTCTCAGGCTGCTGCCGCTGGCGCCCCGTACTTCGACGTCAAGGTTCTCCTGGACGGCCAAGAGCTGGATGCTCGAATCGAAGTCAAGATCGACAAGAACAATAACCAGCTAGTCCGTGCGTTGAATGGGGGAAGAACTGGATGACGTTGATTCCTGGGAATCTACTTTCCTACAACGCACAGTCGATTGAGACCGATACGAGTGCCTGGACCATCACGAGTGGTCCAGGCACTCTCTCTCAAAGCTCAGCCGAGGCTCTTGACGGCACGTACTCTCTGCTGTGTACGTCTACTGGAGCTGGTTCAATCTCCATCGTTCTCAACGCTGGCGTACCCATCACGGCGGGTGAGACCTATCAGGCGTACTTCAGCTGCTGGAACAATACCTACAACTCCGTCCTTATCGAGATCGACTATTACGATTCCTCGGGGCACAACCTCTATGTTCTAGAGAATCCGGCTGCACCTTACGTTCTTGCGCCGGGGGTGTTCAGTCAGCTGTCGATGGTTCTGACTGCGCCGGCTGGCGCAGTTGGTGCTTCACTGGTCATGCATCCGCAGGCGGCCAGCAGCGGTAATCTCTTCTACTTTGACCAAATGTATCTCGGCTCTCCGGCTCTGGCCGTGACCGTGACACCAAATGGGTCTCTCGCCTATAACGAGATCTCGGTGAGTGGACTGACCGGATGGACTACCTTCTCGATCCAGAGGACCAATCCTGACGGATCCCAATCCATCATTCGGTCTGCCAACGGCATCTCGACTGGTGGAGTGGATGCGTGGACTGGCTTCGATGTTGAGGCGCCTCTCGGCGCCGCATGTACCTATGCGGTGATCGTGGAACAGCCGCAGCCTGATGGCACCACAACCACATATCAGATCGTCTCGCCAGCAGTGACGATCCCTGTGTCGAGTAGTGTCGGCTGGCTCAAAAACTTGTCCCAGTCGGCTCTGAATACTCAGGTCACCATTCAGACTCTGTCGGACGTCAAGCGTCCGTCTCGTCAGCAGGTCTATCCCGTGGTTGGCAGATCGAATCCGGTGGTTGTCTCGGACGTCCTTACCGGACGTACAGGCACGCTGAGTCTGATGACGATTGGCACGACCGACTATCAGTCGATCCTGGGTCTTCTCCAGCCTGGAACTACCCTGTTCTTTCAGGCTACACCTGATGACTACTTCGCCGACATGTATTTCATCGCTGGTGACGTCACAGAACAGCGGCCGGCGCAGACGTCGTCTGACCTGACTCGTATTTGGCAGATCGATTTCACCGAGGTCGATTCGCCTTCCGGCGCTCTTACATCGATCCCCGGCAACTCTTATCTGCTGGTGACGAACTTCGGGACTTACCAGAACCTGCTTGATGACCGTGCAACCTACCTGAGCGTTCTTGACGAAGCCTACGGCACGGGCCCCGGTGGTATTTGATGCTGCCAGTATCCGACCGCTTCCTGACGGCCCTCAGGGGCTCTCACGTCACCATTACGACCGTAGACGTCTGGTACAACCAAGCGCTTGTCGTTGCTGGTGTGCCGATCGTGGATGGCACGATCACGGTCGATCGGACGTCGAAGACCCGACGCTCGGGAACATGCACGATCGGTGACCCGACTTTTTTCCCCACCTTCGCGAACTCTGCTTTGGCCCCGTATGGCGCCGAGCTGAATATCAAACAGGGCATCACCTTTCCCGATGGAACGACCGAGATGATCAGTCTCGGCTGGTTCAGGATCGAAGACGTTTATGAGGAGACTGCCCCCGGGCAGTCCAATGGTGGATTGCCCATCGTGGATTTCTTCGACCGCTCTCAAGCGGTCATCGAGGCCAGCTTCCTGGATCCGATCGACAGGTCCGGACAGGACGTTGTCTCTGTGGGAACGCGCCTGATTCAGGACGTCGTCCCGTATGCAGCAGTGAAGTTCGCGCCTGGTCTTGGTGACGGAACAACTCCTGGAGGCACGACTTTCGATACCGACCGATGGGATGCAGTCAGCACCATTGCAGGATTCCTGAACGCAGAGTGCTACTTCGATGCCAACGGTATTGCCCAATACGTTCCGATTCCATCACTGAGTCAGTCCACGCCGACCAGTGCGGCGGTGTGGGTAATGGACGCCAGCACGCCGGCTGCTATCGCGGCCGGAGGATCATCCACTGGCGTCCTGGTGCAGGCACAGAGGACTGTCAGCCGGTCCGGCGTCTACAACGCAGTGTCGTGCTACGGATCCTCAACTGGATCTGGACCGCCCCCGGTTGGCTATGCGTGTGACACGGATCCACGGAGTCCTACGTATTACGGTCCGTCTGCTACGGGCAATCCCCAGGGGCCGTTCGGTGCCAGCACTTACCGCTACACCAACAGCCTGATCACAACGATTGCAGATGCCGCAGTAGCGGCTGAGGCGCAGCTCCAGAACTTCCTTGGACTGGCCCGATCGCTATCTTTCACAGTGTGCCCCAATCCAGCTCTTGAGGCCGGAGATATCGTTCTGGTCGTCTATCCGGACGGCAAGACCGAATTGCACTTGCTGGACACCTTCACGATTCCTTTGGGACCTGGCGAGCAGTTCACCGGCACCACAAGGACCCTCACTTATCAACTGTCGGGAGGCACGTGATGTCAGTCAATTCTGTGAGACGTCTCGCAAACTCCGTGGCTGCCTCACCCAAAAAGTCTCCTGGTGCTGCTGGTCTTGGTACGGCGATGAAATGTTACAAGGCACTCTTTGTCGCGTCCGAGACTGCTGACGCGAATCTGTCACAGGTGACGATCGGATCAGAAACTTTCCGATGGGTGCCGCGATTGAGTAGCGCCTGGTCCACGGCGCCATCGGCGGGAACAGTTCTACTGATCGGATCCCTTGGCGGATCTTTCATCATCCTCGGTATTCAGCTCGGGGATATCACTCTGGCTGGATCTTGAGAGGAGATTGAATGTCTGCAAGCACACCCAAGTCCGGACTGACCTATCCATCGCTGGCCGATTCACCGAATGTGCCGGCGTCCCTCCAGACGTTGGCCACTGACCTCGATGGCATAGTGATTCCGAAGTACACTTCTTCAATCGCTCAGACTGCCGCGAATCCGTCTCCTGCGACAGGCGACATGTGTTATCGCTACGATCTGGATTGCTATCAGCAATGGGACGGAACAGCCTGGAATAACATCACGCTTGGCGCCTGGCAGCCATACACGCCTACGTGGTCTGGACTGTCGGCTCTCGGCGCCTCTGTGGCCCGGGGCCTCTATGCGCAAGTCGGTAAGACGTGTTTCGTTACTGCCGATCTTGAGTGGGGCACTGGATCTACTCTCGGTACTGGATCCATCAATGTGTCTCTGCCCATCCAATCGGCCACTGTGTCTGGAGATATGGGCTGGCAGGGCACAGGGAAATTCCGTGATGCAAGTGCCGTATGGCATCCGCTGCTTTCCGATGTGGGATCAGCAGCCACCTTTGCTAGCGTAATGGCGCTCAGCTCTTCACAGAGCTACGTTGCCGTTGGCTCTGGCAGCGGATATACGTGGACGTCCGCGACGTCGTACATGCGGATTCAGATGACCTACCAGACCGTGTAAGGAGGCACCTTGACTGACGTGATGGGAATCGATATCGCTTGGGCACGGCCTGATACAAGTCAGATCCTGGCGTCTGGCGCCCACTTTGTGGCCCGATATCTGAGTCCTGATTCCACCAAGAACATTACCGCGTCCGAGGTCACCGACTATCAGGCTCACGGCCTGGATATCATCGTGGTCTGGGAAGGCGCTGCGAATCGAATGCTTGGCGGCTATGCCGCTGGCGTGGCCGATGCCCAGACTGCCGATGCACAGCGGAAGGCGGTTGGCCTTCCCGATGACACGGTCATCTATTTCGCCTGTGACTTCGATGCGAGCGGATCGCGGTTCCACACAATCAATCAGTACATGGATGGCGTGAATTCTGTGATCGGCATTAGCCGATCCGGATTCTACGGTGGCTACTACGCGGTTGAGAGCGTGGCGGCTTCGCCAGCCACAGCATCTTTCTTCTGGCAGACCATGGCCTGGTCGGATGGCAAGTGGAGTGCTCACGCCAATATCCGTCAAGAGGGAACGCTGTTCAGCGGCTCTGCCGATTACGACTATGCCCAGACTGCCGACTATGGGCAGTACCCACGACCGAAGGAGGATGTCTTGGCCACTCTCGATGCCGACGACCTCAAGAACATCGCTGCCGCTGTCTGGAATTTCCAGATGACGAACGTTGCCACTAAGAAGGCCATGACGCCTGGTGGCGTCATGGCGTACGTCGATTATGAGCGCGACGCGCAGACCGCAGCCATCAAGGCCGATCTCGCCACCATTGCATCCATTGGCGGTCCGTCCGCCGCTCAGATCACTGCGGCTGTTGAGGCCGGCTATGCGGCCATGGTCGCCAATCTCCTGTCTGCCCTGAAGGGAAGTGCTGTCTGATGAGCCTTGTTGAACTGCTGACTGTCGTTGGGTCTGGTGTCACTCTGCACAACGCGCTGAGCTACGTCAGCGCCCGTCTGACTGGCGTTGCAACCGCCGTGGCTACTGGCAACGTGGCCACCCTTCAGCACGACGCTACGGGCGTTGTGGACTATGTAGAGACTCATGATCCGAGCGTTGCCAAGGCAGTTGAGGCTGAGGTGGCCAAGCTGAAGGCTCAGGCCACGGCCGATGTTGATCGTGTTCGGGCTGATGCTGCGGCCGAGCTGCGGAAGCTGGCTGCGGCTGTTGAGCATGCGGCCAGTGCAGTGCCGATAGCTGTGCCAGCCGCTCCGGCGGCTGAGGCGCCTGTCGCGCCTGGTGCGTGATGACTGAGTTATGAGCATCGACACCATTACGACCATCATGGCTGCGATAGGCACTGCGGGTGCCCTACTGGCCATGTGTGCCAAGAGTCTGGCGAAGCTTCATGACTTCGTCACGGCAGTTGCCGAGAACACTGCTGCGGTTGTGCGTCTTGGCGATGAGCTGAGTCAGCACGCCACCAACACATCCACGGCCCTTACCGCGCTGGACCAGCGTGTGACTCAGCTGGAGTCCAGTAGCTAGAACGACGAAGCCCCCCGCCATCAGGCGGGGGGCTTCTTTGCGTGGCGGCCGACCGACGGCCACGCGTCCTCCGGAGATAGAAGGGTCAGCGACTCTCCGGAGGAGTCTATGGAAGGGGCATCTTGCCCCTCGCGCCTTCATCAAAGCGTCTGGTCTACAGCTTCACCCGTTTGAGTGACGTGTCGATGACCGCGATCACTGACTTGCCTGAACCCCTGGGCTCTATGTGCCAGTGGTCCGTGAGCGCGGTGACGATACCCAGACCGCGACAGCTGTCTGAGAGGGAGTTGCCGGGCGCCACAACATCGAAGACGGGGGATCCATCTCGGCACTCGATCGTCAGGACGGGATGGTCGTAGTAGACGTCTACGATCCGCAGGTCTATGCCCTCCACACCATCGGCGTGCCTGATCGCGTTCGTGGCTAGCTCGCTGATGACCAGCTCTGCGGCATCGAGGACGGGATTGAGTAGGAGCCATTGCAGCTCCATGGACCGACGGCAGTGTCGCCTGAGCGACGAAAGCCCTTCGGGCGTACTGACGTAGAAGCGTCTCCAAGCCACAGCTAACACGGCTGATCCCATGATGATCCAATCTGATGCCGGATCAAGATCACTCATGGGCGACTCGCGATCACTATGAGCAATCTTCCTGACTTCATGATGCCCCGCAGGTAGGCTCCGATGCAAGTGCAAATTTGACAGCAAGTGCAAGTTGCATGATCGCGCGAGCCGGGGGTTGATCAGGTGAGAGGTGGTGGGAGACTGTATGTGCGTCATCGACCTGGGAGAGGCAGCGTGCAGAGTCCAACCGTGCTGAGGCGACGTCTGGGCGCGTCGCTGCGCAAGTTGCGGTCAGACCAGAACATCGCAGCCAAGGACGTCTGTGCCCCGCTCGGCTGGTCGCTGAGCAAGCTGTCTCGTATCGAGTCGGGAGAGATCGCCCTTCGGGATGCGGACGTACGTCCCCTGCTTGAAATCTATGGGGTAACGGCCGATGACGAGGTGCGATCGATCAGAGATCTTGCTCGCCGTAGCCGGCAGCGAGGATGGTGGCAGTCCTACGGAGACTCGGTGCCCGGCTGGTTCGCCGACTACGTAGGGTTTGAGGCTGACGCTGCCAGGATCCGCACGTTCCAGCAGGAGTTGATCCCCGGCTTGTTCCAGACCCAGGACTACGCTCGGGCAGTGTTCCAAGTGGGGCATCCACTGGAGACCAGCGACCAGATTGATCAACGTGTTGCGCTTCGGATGGAGCGCCAGGCGATCCTTGATCGTCCAGAGGGTCCGCAGATCTGGGCAGTCATGAGCGAAGCTGTTGCCCGGCGCCCTGTTGGATCGCCGGCCATTATGGCAGCTCAGCTACTCAAGCTGGCCGATCTTTCGCGAAGTTCCAAGGTTGTGGTGCAGTTCCTGCCCTTCACTGCCGGAGCCCATGCCAGCATGGGACAAAGCTTCGTGCTCTTCGAGTTCACTGACGAAGTGCCCGGAACCGTGGCCTATACAGAGGCTATGACCGGTGCACTTTATATGGACCGACCATCAGACCTCGATCGCCATGAAGACGCTTTCAGTCGACTCATGGCGTCTGCGGATCCGCCAGAGCGAACGCGCGACTGGCTACACCAACTCGCTAAGGAGTATGCGCCATGATGAAGCACGGTATCGAGGGCACCTGGCGTAAGGCCAGCTACAGCAATGCGTCTGGCGACTGTGTAGAGGTTGCCGCTGTTGATGGTGTCGCTGTAGGCGACACGAAGGACCCCCAGGGGCCGGCACTTCAGTTCGGCTCTGAAGCCTGGTCGGCGTTCGTCTCCGCGATCAAGAACGGTGAGCTAGGCTGATATCAGGGTCGGCTCCAATGGGCTGGCATCAGGCAGTACCTGACGTGAGTCACGGATTACTTACTGCCGAAACACGAAAGCCCCCGCCTGATGGCGGGGGCTTTCTGTCGTTCTAGTCCTTCACCTCGGTCCACCGACCGAACATGGTCTTGGAAATCCAGTATCCATCATCCATGTCCGGATACTTAGCCCAGCCGGCCGCGATCTTCTTGCCGTATCGCTCCGATACGTGCTGCACCTCGAACAGCTCTCCGTCGTGATCCCGATATGTCTTGCCAGCTTCAAAGAATGGTTCGACCTTGCGAGCCGTACTGAAGATCCCCCAAAGCTCATGTCCGACACGATCGCCGGTCAATACCTTGCCGATGTAGAAGACTCGGCCATCGGGCTGACGGATGACGTACTTGACTTCGTATCGCTCCCGCTCTTTATCGTCGGTGGGGCACTCAATGATGTCTCCGACCTCGAACTCAGTCATTGACTACCAGCCCTTCGAAAGTCGCAGCTATCGTGACGTCATCGCCACCATAGGCAAGCTCATCCAGACTTACGGAGCCGCTAGTGTAATTCTCCTCATCAACCGATGCCATATCTGCCGGTACGTCAGTGCCATAGTCACCGGGATCCGCATCGTACTCGATAACGAATGTTGCTCTGATTCGGATAGCCATTAGGCGATCACCGCACAGACTTCGATGCCCGCAGTGCGGGCAAGCCGGACAGTATGCTCTGTTCCCCGGCTGCGGCCGGGAACGATGAAGGCAATGCAGAGGTCAGCACCGAGCTTGACCATCTCGGCATTCCTGATGAGGCCAGCAGACTTACCGTGCTTCTCCCAATCGGCAGGATGCTTCTCATGGTAGATGCGACCAGGCTCGTTGACTGCCTGAATCTTCGTGATGTAGTCAGAGGCCATCTGGTCTGCGCCGAGGGGACAGGCGCCGTGAACGAAGGTGACTGGGATCCGATAGCCCATGAAGGCTTCGCCGTGCGCCTGCGCTACCGCCTTGAAAATCTCTGTCTCTAGCCTTGTCTGGTCCGTCCACTGACGCGAGCCGGTAATGAGGATCCTCATCGGTACCTCTCTTCGGTCCAGAGTTTGATCTTACGAATCAGATCAAGTCGCAGGCATACGACGGAAGTGTCCCACTGGATGAGTCCAAAGAACTCTTCCGAATTGATGTCGTCAAGAGTTGACACCACGTCATCAAGCTTCGTGCCATCTAGGAGTGTCAGCTTCTCGCTATCGCCACTGGACCACGTGACTTCCAGATAGACTGTCGTGTACTTTTCCATGTTCAGGCTCACCGCTTCTCTCCTATCCATCGCATCGATATGCGCTTGAGATTTGCCGAAACGGCGGGGCTGATGCCCCGCCGTTCAAGGTTTTCAAACAGTCGCTTGTACATCAGCTCTTGACGGAGCGTGCGCGCAGATGATTGAGGAAGAATACGGCGATGATGACTCCAACAAAGTCACGCCAGAATCCCCAGAAGTGGGGGAAGAGCCAGTGAAGTCCCTGGGCCACTAGGGCATCAATGCCCAGGATTGCCAGGAGCCCGAAGAACACTCCAACACACGCAAGTCCTACCGACGTTTCAGAGTTCACGCCATCCTCCTTATGCTGCGGCCGGCAGCTTGCCGGCCTTACGGGATCCTGGTCCGTCGTGGTCAACAGTGCTCCGATTGACCCGTTCATTCAGGTATCGAGTGAGAGTGTCCACGGCTCGATAGCAAGCCTTCTTCGCTGCATCGGTCGGGAACTCGTTCCCCATCCAGTAACGCGACTGGAGCCGGAATGCATCGGCCGGATTGAGCGCGGTGAATGCGGCATCGAGATCCCAGAGGGCAACGCAGACGTTCTGCCAGACGACCAGTGCCGTCCTGTCGTCCGGTCCTGTCGGGACTGATGTCTCTCTCAGGGACTCATCCCAGTAGGCATGCTCAAGAAGTGCCCTGACTTCGTCCGGTGTGTAGAGGTACTTCGCCGATCGAACCGTGTAGTCGTATCGCTCCATCGACGCATAGCCGGCGGCAAGCTTGCCCATGAGAGCCGTGACAACGGCAATGTTCTCCGGGAAGGCCCGAAGGATGTCGGGATGCTCGACAAGCTTCACCAGGACTTCCTGAGAGATGTCCTCGGCATCAATGCCCGGATACTTGGCCGCGTACTTCTTCCCGACTCGCTTCGCGAGTTCGGTGATCGGTTGCCAGTCGATATCTGTCATGCATCGGCCTTACGGTCGATGTAGAGCTGCCATGAGTAATCGATGTCCTCTGGGCTATTGAGGATGTAAAGGAATTCTCCATCCTTATCGGGCTTGGACGACACTGCATCGATGGTGTAGACGTCGTCACCGATAACAACCCTGTCGCCAACCTTGTACTTCGGCTCAATGATGCGCCGGAAGAGACCGAAGCGGCCTTCATCGAGAGAGTCCGTGCGGACAACTGCAACTTCGAGTCCGCTCTTGAAGGCCACGTATTGAATCTCGCCACCCTTGAAGGGCTCCGAGATGATTTCCAGCGGACGCGCGTCCGCTCCAATGCCGACGTACTTGCGGCCAGTCCACTCGTCTGTCACCTGTACTCCTTCCCATCGACAACGAAACGGCCGTTCGTGATGTAGATGACCTCAGGCCGGACCTGCCGGCCCTTGACGTGAAGCAGACCAAAAGCGGTCTGCCAGTTCGCGGAGCCGATCTCCAGATAGGACGCCTTGCGCATATCCATCAGGTTCCCGACTTCCATAGCCCACAGTCGGTCCGTATGGCCGTTGTAGCCCCTATCCCAGGGCTCCAGCCCGGCACGATGTGTATGGCCGATTACGACGCTCTTGCTGGTCCTCTTGACCAGGCTCATGGCCGTGCCTGCCGGCCGCTGAGACATGTGAGTGCCTTTATGGCCATGGGTACTGATCCAGCCCGGGGCAATGTCGTAGATCAGCGGCAGAGTCTCGATCCCGTACTCCTCGTGCTTCAGCATGGAGTCGTACGAGATGCCCTCATAGCCGTACAGCCACGGCGAGTAACGGCGAACAGAGTCGGCCACTCGCATATCGTGATTTCCGAGATGACGCTTCCACCAACCATCATGCACCGCGCGGACACGCGCCTGAATTCCATGAGCCACCTTGAGGTCACGGGTCAGACTTGTGTCGTATTCCTGGGCGGTGCCCTTGGACCAGCGGGACGGAGGGCTGAAATCCATCCAGTCGCCGATGTCAACGATGCCATCAGGGCCGAAGTCGTTGATGAAGGAGATCAGCGCGTTGACCGCGCGATTGTCCTGCTCTGGGATCTGGGTATCGGGCCATACCAGGATCGTTTGTTCCTTGGTCAAGTCGTCAGTCCCAGCATGCGAGCAAGCGCAAGGCGAGAAACTGCCTTCGCAAGATCCTTGGGGGCGCCAGCGTTGATTGCGTCCACCTCGATGCCTACGGCAGTCTCCACGATTCGCCTATAGCTGTCGCGAATCATGTTTGCCGATCGGTCTTTCTCTTCCCTCTCGATCTCTTCGAAGTCCCAGCCACCAGCCATGTCAAAGCTCTTCATCGTGCCCCAATCTGTCAAGCGTCAAGAAATAGCTCAGAAGTAGATATGGTTGTTCTGAAGTGCGTCCCGGGTGAGCTGGGACATGCAGATATGCGCAATGGGATCGGCCTCCCAATCCTCTCTCATGGTCTCTCGCTCTGATTCCTCTTGCGTGCCATATCCGATGGAGCGAATCCACATCGAGCCATCGGGCCGCTCCATCACGGCAAACCACATCTGGGTTGTCAGGACGCTGCGCGTCTCGTCCACGATCACGCCGGCAGGCCGAATGCCGTTCATCTTCGGCTTCTTCGATCCCGCGCTAGGACTCGGTACCGGACTAGTCACTTCTTCAGCCTCCCCAATGCCCCGCGCGAATTGACGGACAGCTTGATGACGTCGATCAGCTTCCCCTTGTGGTTCTTCTCTACAAGAAGGCTTCCCCACTCCCGCGCATGTTTGGCGCTAGGAAATCCCGTGAAAGACAGGTACGGGCCCCTCTCGTCCACATCAATTAGGGCATACCAGCGTTTCGCTGCCATCATGCTCCAATCCGCGCTATCAGCGCTTCTGGTCCTTGCTCGATAATGAGCGAGTTCACGTCATGCCCTTGAGGCATGAGGATGGTTCGTGCCTGCGGCACGTGGCTCTCGATCTTCTTGGCCATCTCGGATCCTTGGCCGACATCATCCGCATCAGCCAAGATGTAGACCGTATCGAAGCCCTTGAAGCATCTGGCCCAGTATCTCTGCCAGTTGGTCACGCCAGGGACTCCTACAGCCGGCACACCGGCCTGAGTGGCTGCAATGGTGTCCATCTCGCCCTCACAGATCGCAATCCATGGGGACTGAGTATCCAAGGCCGGAGTGTTGAACATGCGCCTGCTGTCGCCCTTGGAGTACAAGTACTTGGTGCCTCCATGAGCCTCTTTGCAGTCGTGAGACTCAAGGCATCGGAAGGCCATCCCGCAGACACCAGAGAGTGTCAGATACGGGATGGCCAGCCGGCCACGGTACTGCTCATGACTCGGCAAGGGGTTTGCGACCACGCCTAGCTGAAAAGATCGTGCGCTGGCCTCGGACAGGGCCCGCTTCATCAGCCAAGCTTGTGCCGCGCCGTGCACGGCCAGATCCGCCGCGTACTGAGCCGCCGCTGAACCCAAAAAATCTTTCTGCGATTTCGACGGCACCGCGAAAGTCACATGATTCCTCCCTCATGATGATACTCCACGAATCACCCGACGCGTCACACGCGAAGCATTGAAAGAAGTCGGCTTCCAGATTGATGGATGCTGAGGCGTTCCGTTCCCCATGGAACGGGCATCTCATTTTCTGCCAGCCGTATTCGCGGTCCGGCACTACCGCATCGGGATGGTAGTGCCGGACAACGTCGGCGATGGGGGGTTTAGCTGACGCGCTCAACGCGCTTGACGTGAAGTTCTCCTGTACCGCCATCCCTGTGAACTCGATAGGGGTGGGGTCCTGCGGCGCAGTGCCAAGTGTCGGTGACACTAGTCACTACTCCCATTTCTCCGACATACTGCTCTGCACAGTACGCCTCAAGGATCTTCACTCGATCCCCAACCTTGATGGGCGAGTCATTGACCGTCTCAACGTCGTTAACCCATCCGATGCTGTCCACGAAATAGGGTTCGTCATCGGTATCAAGGTCCACAAGGATGCCAACCCAACCAACCCAATCCGGGTAATCGTCGGCGCGGGTGATCCTCACTCGATCGCCGATCTTGGGCTTCGCCGGATCCGGGCCATTCTCCATGGTGATCATGCCCTTGATCCCACTGATACGGCCCGGATTGATGCCAGCCGCATTAAGTGCGTGCCAGATGGCGTCGGTATGCTTGCGCCGGCCGGCGCCGTTAACGTGCATTCCCACGACGGCGCGAAGGGTCTCGGCCTCATCCTTGGACAGCGTCAGGATATAGGCATCCTCATCGGCCTGGATCGTCTTCTCGACCTTGATGGTCGTCTTCTCGGCAGTTGCCATCAGGCGTTGTCTCCATTCTCGATGCGATCGGCAGTCTCGCGAAGCAGGACAGCAACATCCTCAGCCGAAGGGGCAGCCTTGTCGCTGCTCGGATTGTCGTTCCAGTCCGCGATGACCCAGAATGGATCGCGGCCCGGGATTGTGTCGAGCCTTCCAGATTCAGTGATCTGATTGGCAACCGGGTTGACCAGCCGGTAATACTCGTCCGACTCGTCAAAGTCGGACGAGAGGGAGCCATACTTTTCGAGGTTGCCCGATGCCTCGAAAACCGCGCCCATGGTACAGAAGCCGAAGCATCGATCCTCGGCAATCTTCTTCATTTGGCCTGTCACCTTGCCGTCCTTCAGGACTAGCTCGGCAGCCTCACGATAGATCTCGGGAAGTGTCTTCTCGGTGCTCACCATAGTTTCCCCGCTTTCTTGTCTTCGCCCGTGTAGAAGCGTTGTCCGATCACCCGCGCTGCGGGTGGATTGTCGAGATAGTCAGCGCCGGCACGTAGAACATCCGGCTTGTCTCGTGCAGCCGTCAGCAGACGGCCATTACACATTCGGCAGAGAAGTCCTCGGATGAGCCCAGTCTTGTGGCAGTGGTCTACCGATAGGCGCTCTCGGCGCCTTCCACCACAGATGGCACATCGGCCGTCCTGAGCCTTGAAGAGTGCTTCATACTCGCCCTTGGCGAGTCCATAGGTGGCCATGACTCTGGCCTCATGTCCGGCCGCAGAGCGGCCATTCTTGCGACACGATGAGCACGTATGGCCTCTGGCCGAGGTGAAGAATCTCTCTGCCCGATCTCGGTGGCACTTCTTGCAGGGTCGATAGCCCTTACGTGCGGTCAATCGACGGTCACACCAAGAAGGGCAAGAGCCTTGGCAAGCACCTCAGCTTCAGCCAACAGGGCACGTCGAACAGCGAGATACTGCCCGATCCTGTCGTACTCTTCGTCATGAGGATGCCGGAAGGCTTCACCCCGAGACAGCTCGATTTGATTCGTGCCGAAGTAAGGAGACTTGCCGAAAAGCTTGCTCACGGTGTGAGTTCCGTCAGTCTCGGTGACGAGATGAATGTTCTCGTCATAGACGCGAATCTCGCGATAGGTCACTTGGTGAACCCCTTTCCTCGCTTCTGAGTGCTCCGCATCGCCGCGCGCCTGCCGGCACGATTCGGCGCGTATGCCGGCTTGGCCGGCTTCATCAGCCGAGTCATCGCCTCGGCCATCCACAACTTGTAGTCCACGTGTGCTCCCCTAAGAAATTTTCGACAGTGTCAGTTAAAGATGATCTTGACTATCCCCGCAGCTCCATACGCTCCGGATAGAAGTCCAGTCGAATCGTGTTCCGTGCAGCAGGATCGGCTTTGCCGCCACGATTCTTGACCGCATTCACGCCGAGAATATTGACGCCATTGAACATCTCGATCTCAGTCGATGCGTTGTGCAGAGTCAGGACGACTTCGGGGACTCGCCCGATCTGGCCCCTGAGGCCAGACAGCGGAACCGGCTGATTGCCATCGTTATACGTTCCCTGCACGTGATGCAGTGCGATTACCGCAGCGCCCGTTTCCCGGGCGACGTCATGCAGGTAAGCGCAAGCTTCTTCAAGTGCAGCCGTATCGGTGGCGCTGCCCCCGATATCGATGTTGCTGATGTTGTCCATCACGATCAGCGCCGGCCACCGGCCGGCATACATCGCGTAAGCCTTCAGCTCATCATCGATGTAATCCGTTGTCGGCGAGCCACTGAAGTCATATCTCAGCATCGCAGACTGGGACAGTCGAGCATCGATCGTCTCCGTGCGCCCGGCGAGAACACTCGATTCGATGTCTTGCTTTCGCCAGCCAGTCAGCATCGCCGCACAGCGGCAATACATTTCGAACTGGTCGCTGTCCGCAGAGAAGTAGTATCCAGGAAGACCGCATTTCGTGGCGATCGTCTGAGACAAGACACTCTTGCCGATCCCCGGAGCGGCAGAGATCAGAGTCAACTGTCCCTGCCGGATATAGATGCCGTTCTGCGCAAAGGACTGGAAGATGTCCGGTAGAGGCTCACCAGCGGATCCCCGCTGGTTTTTCGCTTGAGTGAGAGTAAGCAATTCCCCTCTCTCTGCCCTGAAGGTAGCCGCCGAAGCGGCTACCTGTCAAGCGTCAATTAATGAGGCAAAAGAGAGTTAGCTCTTGGCCCACTCAGGTTCGCACTGGCTCGGTCCCTGCGGCTGAGTGCATGTCCACATGGCATACGGCTTGCCAGCCTTGGAAATGCCAGACTTGTAGGTCCGCGGACCATGAGGACACATCGGCACTGGACCACTACCGGTCTGCGGCGGCTGAGGCTGCGCAGGCATCGAGTATCCCTGCTGAGGCGGCGTGGCGGGAGCCATCCAGGGGGGCGGACCAGAGGGATTCTGATACTGCTGCTCCGGCGGAGCCTGATAGGGCGGCTGGGGCGCCGCTACGGCCGGAACTGACGGAGCCTCGGCAGGCATCCCGGAGCCGGCAAGGAAGCCGGCCCGGAACTCGGTCAAGGCATGTCCGATTCGCGCACCAGCGTGCGCAACATCCTCGGTCAGCCCGGCAAGTTCATTGCCGTTGCCCGCGCGGACAGTGAGCTGAGGACCGCCAGGGACCTCGGGGATCCTGAAGTTGATGCTGAGAGGAGACTCCGGCGGAGTCGAAGGAGTAGGGGCGCCGTATGGCGTGGTCAAGATGCCTCCTGATAGTCGGTGCCGCCGTTGGCGACACACCATTGGGATACGCCGCATACGCGGCAGTGATCGCCAGGACTCGGAATGTAGATGCCCTGAGACTCGGCAGAGTCCATGGCCTTGAACCATGCACCTACACGCTCAGGCGTGTAGGGACTCAGATCGATTGGTGCCGACGGCTTATTCTTCTTGGCCAGGTAGAAGTCACCCCAACCGGTCCTGACGCCGTACTCGGCGGAAAGCGCCAGATCGTAAGTGCCAAGCTGGATCGGGCTGTTGAAGGATGATCCGGTCTTCAGATCCCGGACGACCAGCCGGCCAGCGTTGGTCACGATGACTTGGTCGATGTAGACGATAACGCGAACGCCGGAGAGTTCAAACTCAATTTCCAGCTCGACCGCTAGGCGCCCATCGGGCGCCGTCCAGATCGTCTCACCACTCTTGGAGATGTAGTCAAGGTACTGGAGGACCATGTCTTTGCCTTCGGCGTAGCGGACTTCGATGTCCATCTCCGGCTTGCGCCGGCCACCGGTCATCCACACCGACAGATCAGGTTCCTTCTCAAAATCCTGCATGATGCTGACAGCCCATGCGGCCTCGAATTCGGCGATGCACTGATCCGGTGTCAGTGTGCGTCCAGAGCGCTCGTACGCCTCTACGGCGGCGTGAAATGCGGTGCCATGAGTGAACCATGCTGCCGGCCGTCGCGGGGCCCGTACAATGCGCTCCAGTCGGTACGCCTCAGAGCAGCTGGCCCATGACTTGACTTGTGAAAAAGACCTCCGGCGTGAGACTTGACTCAATCAGTTCTCCTCTCCGAGCAATAAAGGTGTGCACGACGCATCGTGTTGCGTCGTTGCCGAATCCACGTGCGCACGGTTCTGATTCGGAGAAGCGGGCAGTCTTGGGAAGGTGTGTCCAGAGATCTTCGATGGCGTCCGGGTCGGTGTGCTCGCTGACGTAGAGCCAGTACACATCTGCCCACTGGTAGTGAAAGACCATCAATCGGGCATACGGCGCATCATCGTACAAGGTTTCGGTTTTGGCCGTCTGCGGCCCACGTTCGTCCGGCAGTACGGACGCCAATGTCATCAACTGCCCCCCGCTGACGCTGTTCCATCACATCTGTCACGCAACTGACCCATCCCGCTCCGCTTGATGTGTGACGACGATCATACGCGCGCACTTTGTGCGCCTGTCAAGCGTCAAGTTCAACCTACAACGAAAGTGCTCGGCCCACTCTAGGACCGAGCACTGACATGTGACGATGTGTAATGAAGTTGTAAAGGCTAGCTACTCAGAGTCTCCCTGACATGCCGTTCGCCCAGCTCAGGGCCCCTGGGTAGCAGCAGGACAGCGCGCTGAACGTCGGTCGGAGGCTCTATGTCTGCCGGCCAGCGGATGATCAACTCTCCGTCAGAAGCCGTGCGCGGCACGTAGATCCACGGCGACGGCAGGACAGGATCGTACACAACTGTTACATTCTCGCGTGTGATGCGTGCATGCCAGTTGGACAGACGACGCAACTGCGCGTCTGTCGACGGGTGTCCTGTCCTCCACCTGATGTGTGCCCTGAGCCTCTGTGCGGCATCAAGGGCCTGATGATCGCGACCGATGTCCCAGGGCAGATAGTCCCGGTAATTTACCGGCGCTACCGCGCCCCATGGTCTACCCATCTCAATGAAAAGCGCGCTTACGGCCTGCTTGCTCACGCCGTACTTGTCCGCGATTTCATTGAGACTCAGACCCAGGAAATCTTTGTCCCGCACCAGAATTTCATCATCAGGCAGTGTCCTCGGTCGTGGCATTTAATCTCGACCCTTCTAGCGCCGCGAACGTGATTGCCTACCAAGACCATAGATACCCGCAGGATCGGGTGTCAAGTGTCAACTAACCGTCATGACGCGATCACAGCGGTTTGGCCGGAAGCACTCAGGTAGAAGGATCGAAGATACGTTCGAATCATAGCGTGCCCTTGATGTCACGCGGCAGTCAGGACTGTTCGAAGCTGTGCGGATTCCCGATCGATCCGCAGGTGAAGCCGTGGACGCACATCCTGCGAGTGGGGAAACCACTCCGTTCGGCGTCCTGGTCTACCGGGAGAAGCTGCGCCCGGCGCAGTGGACGGCGGTGGGGGTCGGCGCGCTCGCGGTCGCGGTGCTCACCGTCGGCTACGGGCACCTGCCGTGGCTGGCGCTGACCCTCGCCTTCTCCTTCGGGGTGTACGGCCTGATCAAGAAGAAGGTCGGCCTGAGCGGCCTGGAGAGCCTGGCCGGGGAGACCGCCTTCCAGTTCCTGCCCGCCGCCGGGTACCTGGTCTACCTGACCGCCGAGGGCACCGGGACGCTGGGCCGGACCGTGCCCGGCTCCTACGGCTGGGGGCACAGCGCGCTGCTGCTGCTCTGCGGGGTGGTCACCGCGCTGCCGCTGCTGGCCTTCGGCGCGGCGGCGGTACGGGTGCCGCTGACCACCCTGGGGCTGTTGCAGTATCTGGCGCCGGTGTTCCAGTTCGCCCTGGGCATCCTGGTGTTCCATGAGCGGATGTCGGCGGCGGCCTGGGCGGGCTTCGGCCTGGTCTGGTCCGCGCTGCTGGTGCTGACCTGGGACGGGGTGCGGCAGGCGCGCCGGGCACGGCCGCTGGTGGCGCCGCCGGAGGGGCCCGCCGCGGCGCTGACCGCCGACCGGCGATCGCGCTCCGTATGAGAGCGCTTGCTGTGAGAACTCTTGACAGTGCCCCCGCTGGGGCATGTGATATGCGCGTTCCTGTTTGATTGCGTTGGACCGTGTCGGACTGTGCAGGCTTTGGCCGCAGGGGGATGCCATGCTGGCGAAACGGCGCCAATCGGTGATCCTGGCCGAGGTCCGGCGGGCGGGCAGCGTCCGGGTCGGGGAGCTCTCGCTGCGCTTCGGGGTCTCCGACATGACGATCCGTCGCGACCTGTCCGACCTGGCCCGGCAGGGTCTGGTGGAGAAGGTGCACGGCGGCGCGCTGCTCTCGGACGCGGTCAGCCGGATCGAGCCGGGCTTCGAGGCCAAGACCGAATGGGATCCGGAGGCCAAGGACGAGATCGCCCAGGCGGCGGCCGCCCTGGTCCGCCCCGGCACCGCCATCGCGCTGTCGGCGGGGACCACCACGCACGCCCTCGCCCGGCACCTGCTGCGGGTGCAGCGGCTCACCGTGGTGACCAACTCGGTACGGGTGGCCGACGTCTTCGAGGAGGCCCGCCGCCCCGGCCGGACCGGCCCGGTGGTGGTGCTCACCGGGGGCGTACGCACCCCCTCGGACGCCCTGGTCGGCCCGATCGCCGCGCTCGCCCTGCACGACCTGCACGTCGATCAGTTGTTCATGGGCTGCCACGGGATAGACCAGGACGCCGGACTGACCACCCCCAACCTGGCCGAGTCGGAGACCAACCGGGCACTGATGGGCTGCGCCTCGCAGGTGGTGGTACTGGCGGACCACAGCAAGTGGGGGATGGTCAGCCTCAGTTCCTACGCGCCGCTGTCGGCGGTGGACACCCTGATCACCGACGAGGCGATGCCCGCCGCCACCAGGGAGGCCGCCGCCGCGACGGTCGGCAGACTCGTCGTGGCGGCGGCCCCGGCCCGCTGAGCGGCGCCGCCGGCCCGGCGGCCCCGGCTCAGGTCGCGGCGAAGTGCTTGGCGGCGGCGGCCTCCAGGCTGGTCTGCAGCTTGCCGGTGTCCGGGTCGGTCAGGTAGACCCCGATCGCCGTCAGGATGTCGTTGTTCCAGGCGCCGGGCGCGACCACACCGTGGGTGAGCGAGCCGACGATCTTGTCCTTCGCCCACTCGTCCAGCGACCACTGGAGGTAGCTGTCGAACAGTGTGCGCTCCTGTGCGCCGATGCTGGCGCGCGGCGGGATGGCGCCCTTCACCGTGGTGAACGAGTCCTGCCCCTCCTGGCTGCCGCACTCGTTCAGCCAGGCGATGGTGGCGTCCCGGTGCGGGGCGCCCTTGGGCAGCGTGAAGCAGTCCGAGGCGAAGTCGAAGACCCCGGTGGTGCCCGGGCTGGGGGCCCAGTCGTAGTCCACGTGCGGCTGGAGGTTGAAGGTGACGGTGAAGCTCGCCTCGGTCCAGTCGCCCATGATCTGGTACGCCGCCTGGCCCTGCGCGACCTGGGCGCTGACCTGGTCCCAGGACATGTTGCCGCCGGTGCCGGGCGCGTGCAGCATCACCTGGTGGAAGTGCTCCAGCGCCTGGGTGACGCCCGCCGACGCCCAGTCGGCGCCCGGCAGCCACAGCGCCGCCCAGCCCTCCGGCCCCAGCGTGCCGATCAGCATGGCCTCCATCACGTGCTGGAGCTGCCAGGACTCGGACGGGTCGCGGGATATCGCCAGCGGGATGTGCCCGGACTGCTGGATCTTGCCCAGCGCGGCGATGAACTCCGGGATGGTCTGCGGATTCGTCGGGACGCCGACCCTGTCGCAGAGCCGCTTGTTGGACCACAGGACATTGATGTGGTGGATGTCCACCGGGACCGAGTAGTAACGGCCGTCCCGCTGGATCAGTTTCAGCACGTCCTGGTTGAACGACTTGTCCCAGCCGTT